GGCTGCAAGAAATAAGGGATACGCTGCATGATTTCTCGTATCTTGTCTGCAATTTCTTCAGCAGACTGCGCTTTATTTGAAAGAAGACCTACTGTCTTTTCTGCATGAAATGTAGAATACCATAACAGAAATATAGAAGCGGTTACGGTCTTACCCATCTGTCGCGATGTCAGCACTACATTGAATCTATTAGTCATGTAGTTCCTTAGCATCTTCTTCTGGTAAGGGAACAGCTTTACTTTCTTGTAGCCTTGTGTACCCGTCATGATATAGCAGTATGTCTCTGCATAATATATAATGTCGTTCTTGCACTTGTATATTTCTGCTATTTCATTCTGAGTGTACATAAAAGGCATATTGGCCCTGCGGAAGTCACTGCTCTTGAAAAACGGAGACTTTCCTTTGATGATACCGTTTTCTGCATTTTCCTTCCACTGCTCGACCTTCTCAGTAGACCAGGTCACTACTTTGACTACTTCCTTCTTCTTTTTAGAGGCCATAGCATATGATGAGATATATAATATAATTTACATCCCATCATATCATATTACATGTGTTCATCAGGAATCAGTGCCATCAGCTCTTTTGCACTAGCGAACACGACGCCTTCTAATTCATTAGAGGTCTTTTCAATAGCTTGTGTGTCTAATTTAGTATTGTAGTCTGTATCATCTACTTTGTAATCTTCTGGAATTGAGAGTGTAGATGCTGGTGGGTTAACGGTGTTGTCCTCTTTTTCCTCTGTTGTATCAGATTCATTTTCAACAACTTCTGTTGGTACATCGTCTTTATGCTCAGGCTCTGAAGGACTTGTTGTGTTCTCTTGTGAAGTTATAATAGCATTAGGAGATTTCTTTTTAGCCATACCCGAGCGGGCCACCACATCACTCATAATGTTCTCATATTCATCTTTCAGGTCGCATATCAACTGCGCTCTATACTTCAGTAGATCAATAAGAGACTTATTAAGATTAGACAGCATACCATATAGCTTAGGGTCTACTTCTACGCACTTGATGCTGTCTACTAGTGAATCACTTGCCGCAACAGTATTTTCAATTTGTGTACATAATAGAGTAAGCGCGTCTGAGTCTAATTCGCTACGGGAACGGATATAGTCTATCTCTGGAATGTTCTCAATCTCTTCAGCACTTGTGCATGTAAATACTTTTTTAATGGCATTCACAAGCTTCTTGCACATAAAATTCGCATCAGAAATCTCTTCCTTGACTTTCTTAGCATCAGGAGCCTTTCCGTTCTTGATATCTTTATTAGCACTTCGTACAGTACCTAGCGTGCAATTATCTCTATCTATTGCATCAGGGAAATTGCCTTCCCCTAACATATCCATCATTCTATCAATAGTATGATTAGCTTGTTTGCTGTTCATGGCTGTTATATTTAATACATGGAAGTGAAACTGTCCATAGTAGTATGGGTTCTTCCATGTCTTATATTATTTAGGGTGTTTGCAAGATCTTCAACAGATTCTGATGTCGTTGAAAGATTATCATCCTTACTCAATATAGATGATTCTTCAGCAGGCTGCATATCATCAGGCGCCGAGCCTGCAGTTTCTGCAGGGGTCTTGCTCTTCTTGGCCTTATTAGTTCCAGATGTCTTCTTGGCCTTCTTAGCATTCTTGGATCCTGATGCTTTCTTAGCTTTCTTAGTCCATGATGTCTTCTTAGCCTTCTTAGTCACTGATGACTTCTTATCATCACCTTCAGATTCGTCTGTTGATACACTTACGGGATCCTCATGTGTATTATCGTCTGAATTAGTTTCTGGGATTGAACTTTCGTGAGAGTCTTCTGGGATGTCTGGGATGCTTGAAGATTCTTCTGATGTATCTGGTTGATTTTCAACAGGTTCTGATATTGAACTTTCTTGTGGTTGTTCGTTTGATTCGTCAGCGTCATCAGGAGAAGATTGTGCATCTTCTCTATTAGTATCAATACAATCTTTATTTTCTGATATATTTTCTGACTCATTATTAGACGTTGTAATTGTATTATTTTCAATACTATTCCGTACTTCGTTCTGGATATATATCAATGATAGACAAATTGCAGGCAATACTCCTCCAGTTGCAAATGCAAGTATCCGTTTCTGATCAATAGCTTCCCAATCATCTAATGCAAACAACTCTGCGAAAGGTGATATATCTTCTATATGTATGTACGCAGAATATGTATTCGCACATATCTGGAATAAAGTTATGAAACCCAAGACATATATCACAGATTTCATACCAGGGGTAGATCTATTGATCATCAGCAGTGCTGCAATACTTATCTCTATAGCAATGGACATAACCCATCCGAAACACAGATCAGGATGTGATAACTTGAATAAATCGACTGCACTTACTAGAGATACGATCATCATTAGTGCATACGCGATTAGTATCAAATTACTTAGGTTCTTCTGTTTCATGTCTATTTTTTATATTTAATTTATGACATTTGTTTTATTTACACTGTATAAAATTTTCGGTATACCATTTTGCAAAATTACAGAGACCGTATTGTAGACTAGTACGTGGTGTGAAACCCGTACAGTCTCTCCATTAAGAGATATATTTTTTGGTATCATATATTTACAACTTAGTCGATACATTACATTATTAATCATATAATCACCGTAAATAACATATAGTTACAGATTAATATGGCTAATACGGGAATAAATATGCTTATAGAGAATAGCCTTACTAATGGAGACACTGTATCTCTTTCTCCGCTTGGAGGCTATTACGCTTTCCGGCTCATGAATGTCGTCGGCGACGATGTCAGGAGTATAGACCTGACAGATAAGCCTGGAGTACAGCTGTTGTCTGATGATGCTGCTGTAGTTATTGATGAAACTCCACATGCAGACATAAACAAGAGGGACGGCCAGTGCATGTTTGCTATAACTCCCCAAGAAGCAGCCGACCTGCTAGAAATACAGAATTTCTCTATAGTGTATAACGTCGCAGGTATTTATGTAACTTTATTTAGGGGTGTGTTTGTAGATATCAATAAAAAGGACGATGAAGACTCCTCTTCGCTTGAAGATGCACTGCAGAGAGCAGCCAGTGCAGAATCCCTTGCAGCAGATTACCTGTCCAAGCTAAATGCATTGCAGGCAGATTATGATTCCCTATCGTCTTCGTCAGGGAGCACGATATCTGAACTACAGGCAAGAGTAGCAGAGCTTGAAGGTGAATTGGCAACATTACGAAACTCAATGATATCAGCGAACATTATAGACGAGTTGTAATATTATAATTATAATTATTAATTAACTAATTAATCATATGAAAGATGTATTAACTTATACAGAAATAATGGCCAGCAGAAATGCTGCGTCCATTAACGAAGGGCTGTTGAGCAATATCAAGAACCTCTTCACGTCAGACTATACTATCAAGAACCCTATCCTTAAAGAGCTCTTGCGCGAAGTAGATTGTCCTATCTCATGGAAAGAGACTAAATTGCGTAACTCTATCCTCAAGTTGGTTGACGAGTTCGTGGCTACACAGGCCAAGACATATACAGAAGAGCTCATCGCTGCTAAAGATAAAGATGACAAAGAAGGAGCGGGTGAAATTACTTTCGATAGCGAATCACACTTCGGTACCCTGAAGAGCAAGCGCCTGGTAGAAAAGGCATCGGCTACTCTTTCCGCACTGAAAGATCTTGCGTCGTCGTCAAAGACGGGAGGGGATGCCGTGACTAAATGGGTACAGATTGTGTATGATGAAGCTGTTATAGCAACTATACAGACTGCTCTCAACAATACTGAGATAGACAGTACTCTCAAAGAAAAAGAGATGACTTCTCTTGAAAAGGCTCATGAACAGCTCCAGGAAGAAGTAAAAAAGAGCCATAAAGAGAATGCTGATGCATTCAAAGAAGCTGTCCAGAAGTACGCAAAGGATCAAACAATAGCTGATTACACTCCATTTATAGACAAGGGTGAGAGCACTTTCAAGGTGTTCACAGAAATTGTCACCACAGGCAAAATAGCAGAGAAGCTCGGTAAGGGCGATAAGGCTCTGGGAATAGATAATGGAGATAATGCTAGCTTGAAGGCTGTCGTCGGCCTCGGCCTTTCTGCTGGTGCTGGCGAGCAGACTACTGCAGAGCTCATCAAGAATATTAAAAAAGAAGAGCAGGGCCGAGACAAGGTCAACGTAGCCTTTACAGTAGCTGATAATGTCATCACAGAGCTGGCCCTCGCAGATAAATGCAATTGGGACAAGGTAAAGCAGCTCAAGCAGTTTACAGGTCCGAAAGCATTTGGCCAGGTATCAAACCTTATAGACCGGCTCATAGCTGCAGGGTGCGATGTGCTCAGCGGCCAGCCTGACAAGGTGACTAATAATATTGCTGAACTAGAAAAGTTCAAGCAGAATTATGAAAAATATCAGAAGATCTGATATAGCAACGTTACATACATATAATCATAGAGCACTGCGTGGGAAACTGCACAGTGCTTTTTTGTATCTAAAATTCCTCCCCATATCCTTAATATTATATGAGGGGAATATATAATATAATGAAATAATTAGGGGAATTTCGGTTTATTCTGGTTATTAGAGGCTATACAGAAGCTATATCCCCATGTCCTTAAAGATATATGAGGGGAATATATAATATAGTGGAATAATTAGGGAAGTTTCGGATTATTCTGGTATATCTATGAGCTATTCATATAAAGATTCTGTTCCATTCTATATAGAGTCAAAAAATAAAACAAAAAAATAAAACATATATAATGGAACAGAGTTCCGTGAGGTGCGTCACCTTTAGGTGCGCACTTCACATTACTATATAGATTCTATAGATTCTATAGATTCTATTTGGCTTATTGCATATCATTCATCTAGTATGCTCTATAGATACAGAATAGAAATAATGGGGATCAATCCGTTTCAGCAGGGTTTCTAAATAAGTTCGAATAGCTATGCTATATAACTATGCATAACATGCGATATTTGCTATGTTACTTCGCGTATAACGAAAGATCTTTCTAAAGTAATATAAGATATCAGAACAGAAAAAATATCGCGTTAAATCGCATTTATGGCAGTCTGGTTAAAAATTTACTCTAATTATGAAAATAATCTGTAAAAATGTTTGGAGGCAATTCAAAATAATTCTTATCTTTACAGCATAGAACATAAATTAATAAAAACAATTCAGCCCTACAGCATCACGGTTAAGCTGCTAAACATGGAGAAAGTTAAGCCTGAGGACATTTTAAAGGTCATATCGGATTTCAAATTTCCTATCTGTAAAGAAGATTACGATAGGGAGAGTGCACCTTGGTTATTTGAAGACGAAGACGAAGATGATGATGACGATGATGACGATGTTGTATCGCCCTTCGTAATGGTTCCAAAAGACGAAGAAGCTGATGACGATGATGACGACGACGATGATGACGACGACGATGATGACGACTTCGGAGATGACGATGATGACGACGATGACGATGATGATGATGAT